AGCCGCACGTGTACGTCGGCATCACCGACGACATGGGCAACACCGTCACGCTCCCCTGCTTCGACGTGAAGTGCATCGAGGGCAAGGTGATAGTCATGGCGCACAGGACGGGGAGGCCAGTGGCATGAGCAGACCTCTTTCAGTAAACATCGGCGACAAGTTTGGCAAATGGACTGTCGTCGGGGATCCTGTGTCGACGGGCAAAGGCCGGCGTGTACTGTGCCGGTGCGAGTGCGGCGCGGAGTCGATGGTCGAAGTGTACCGTCTGCACAACGGCGAATCCGCGTCCTGCGCCAAGTCCTCGTGCTGCGGTCGGAACCCGGTGAAGCACGGGCGCGAGCCACGGCGGCTCTACCGCATTTGGAAGGGGCTCGTAGCGCGGTGTAAGTACGCGTACAGCGATCCGACCGGGCGGTATCGTCGTGTCGGTGTCTGCGAGGACTGGCGCCGGTCGTTCGAGTCGTTCCGGGACTGGTCGCTCAAGCACGGCTACTCGGATGACCTCACGCTGGACCGTCTGCTGAACGACGACGGCTACCGTCCGAGTAATTGCCGCTGGACGACGCGAAAGGTCCAGATGCGCAACACGTCGGCCAACCGCATGGTCGAGGTTGACGGGGAGCGCATGTGCCTTGCCGAGGCCGTGGAACGATACCATGCAAACTACAACCTCGTGCATCATCGCATCCGAGCCGGATGGTCGGTGAAGCGCGCGTTGACAGAGGGGGTCGTGCGTCATGGCTAACTTCTACTGTCTGCCTAATCTCGCGACCGATCACGTCACCGTGTCGCAGAAGCCCTGGGAGGACTTCCCGGTCGAGGAGGCCGTGCTGAACCTGGACAAGGACGCGTACAAGGCACGCTGGATGAACCCCGAGACGAAGCACTGCCTGTTCTCGCTCTGCGAAGGGCAGAACCCGGCGTTCACGGTCTCGGTCGGAAACCAGTGCGCCATGCTCCACGGCTGGGTCGCGGACTACGACGGCGTGTTCACCTCGGACATCATCGAGGCCGTGAAGTCGAAGCCGCCGAGCCGTTATAAGCCGAGGTGGTGGAGCGTCTCGCAGTCGGGCAAGCTGCACCTCGTGTGGACGTTCGATCGCCCGATCGCCGTGACGGGCAACGTCCACGCGAACGACCTCATCCACATCATCGCGACCAAGCTGAAGGCCGTGAGGTGGGGCGTAGGCTACGATCCCGAATCCGAGAAATGCACGCAGGTGATGGACGTCGGCCGCGAGTGGCACGAGTTCTCCAAGGTCTCCGTGCCAAACGAGGAGATCGTGCAGTGGGACGTGAAGCTGTGGGAGTCGAAGTCGAAGCGGTACGTCGAGGACGTGGTGGACATCCCGTTCGAGGTCGTGGCCGAGGAGATCAAGAAGCGCGAGTGGGCGCACGAGCCCCCACACGACATCCACATCGGCACGCGCTGCGTCCGGTTCTGGGACGCGAGCGCCGACAACCCGTCGGGCGCCCAGTTCACCAAGGACGGCGTGCGCGTCTATACCGGCCATGACGGCGGGTTCGTGAGCTGGGTGCGTCTCCTGGGCAAGGAGTTCTGCGAGCAGTACACCGCGAAGTCGATGGCCCCGTTCTACGAGGACACCTGGTACTGCCACACGAAGGACGAGTTCTGGCGCTTCTTCAGGAACGACACGCCCGTCCACTTCGAGAAGCGGACGGAGAAGGTGCTGCGGCGCGACCTTATCATGGAGGCCAAGCTCGCCACGAAGCCCGGGAAGGGCGAGGACATGAGCGAGCTCGACCGGGCCCTCTACATGATAACGAGGCGGAACGTGGTGGACGTCGTGGCCCCGGTCATCTACCGCCCCGCCGGGAAGATACGGGTGAGCGGGGTCGGCTCCGTCCTCAACACGTCGCTCATCACGGTCGTGAAGCCGGCACCAAGGCTCGCGTTCGTCACGCCCGAGGACATCGAGAAGACGAGCTGCCCGGAGCGCTTCAAGAAGGACCCGTCGATCTGCGAGTGGGACAACCCGTTCGCCGTCTCCGGGTTCCCGCACATCCACCACTACATGACGGCCATGTTCATGCGCGGCCAGGAGAGGTTCGACCAGTGGGCGGCCGAGGGCTTCCCGCTCCACCGTCCGAGCGACGGCCAGCCGTTCGAGCACCTCAAGGACCCGCAGCTCGTCCACCTCGTCTCGTGGCTCTCGCACTTCTACTGGAACGCGGCGAAGATGTCCGAGGTTCCCTCCCCCGGCACGGTTCTCATCCTTGCCGGGCCGACCGGGATAGGCAAGTCGTTCTTCGCGACCGAGCTGCTCGGGCGGCTCATGGGCGGCTGGGACTACGCCGACAAGATGTACCTCGAAGGGTCGAGGTTCAACTCCGAGACGGTGAAGAAGCCCGTCCACGTCATCGACGACAAGCTCGGCTCCAAGACGCACCGCGACAGGCTCAAGTTCACCGAGGCGCTCAAGGTCGTCGCGGCGAACGGGCGCGTCCGGTGCGAGGCGAAGTTCGGCTCGGCGGTCGAGGGGCTGCCGTGGCCGGGGCGCGTCGTGATCCTGTCGAACGTGGACTCGCAGTCGCTCTCGGTGCTGCCTGACCTCGACATGTCGACGCGCGACAAGTTCACGATGCTGCGGCTCGGCGGAGCGAAGTATTCCTTCGGCACCACGGACGAGAACCAGGCGTGGCTCTCCGAGGAGCTCCCGGCGTTCGCGCGGTTCCTGCTCGGGTGGAAGATACCCGCCGAGATCCGCGACGAGCGCTTCGGCGTCAAGGCCGTCCAGCACTCCGACATGGCGCAGGCGTCCGCCGAGAACGGGCTCACGCAGATTCTCGTCGACGTCCTCGACGCGTGCATCGAGGAAACGACCGGCGCGAAGGACGACAAGGACAGGGGCGACGCCGATGGCTTCGTCGTCGAGGGCCCGGCCGTCAAGGTGTTCAAGTGGATCAAGTCCGTGGACGACGCGCTCGCCCGCGAGGTGATCGACTCCCGGACGCTGCACCAGAACCTGCTGACGCTCCACAAGAGCGGCGGCTACAACATCAGGTACGACGAGCGGCTGCACCGCTGGTCGATACCCTACGTGCTGCGGAGGCAAAAGTGATACCAGATGACATGAAAGCGGTGGACTATCCGTCGATGATGTTCAATGTCCACGGGTACAAGCCAGGCGACGTAGCGGACGGCGAAGACTTGTCTGGGCTAGAGTTGTCGATGTACCAGGTCATCGACGACATCGACACGTACTCTGACATGGCGAAGGACAACTATCAGATGTACCAGAGCCTTGTGATGGCGCGGCTCAAGAAGTTCTTCGATGAGAAACTCGTTCGCTCGGACGGCTACCGTGTTTGGAAGAGAACGTCACAGCGGGGGCAGAAATGACGGCGAAACCAGACGGACCGGAGACCGGTTCAGACATGGCGTCGGGCACGCGGACGCGGTGCTCTCTATGCGGCCGGCCCGCGGACGAGCTGCGCCCGGTCCACGTCGAGATGCCCGGCGGGGACGGCTACGTGTACGGTTGCTACAGGTGTCCTGAGGCGATCGACATACGGTCGCCAGGCGTGAGGGGGTTCAAATGAGTGCGAAGACCACAAAGACGGTGGCGCAACCGAACGCGCTGCTCACGTTCGCAGGCGAACAGGACATCGAGTTCTTCCGCGCGGCCTTGCGGGGCGTGGCGGACCTCGGGTCCGAGGAAAGCGGCGGGAGCCGCGAGCTGTCCCTGCGGGCGGAGGGCGACCGCATTGTTGTCGGGTACAAGAGGGAGATGGACGTATGAACGAGGCGCAGGAGTGGGCGGCGTACGTCGCCCGGGTGAACGCGGTCGAGGCGGCGAAGGCCGCAGCGAAAAAATCTTCCGAAAAGCCCACTTCGGCACTTGACGCCGAGGTCGGGGATATGATACAATACGGGGCAAAGGCATGAATAGCGAGTTCGACAACGCATACCTGGGCTTCGATCCGGGCAAGGAAGGCGCGATGGCCATCATCGGGCCGCACCTCATTCCGTCCGCGCATGCCTTCGACAGGCACGTGTACGTCGAGAAGCTGGCCGACCTCAAGAAGCAGTTCAACCTGTTCGCCGTCGTCGAGCACGTCGGCGCGATGCCCGGCCAGGGCGTGACGAGCTGCTTCTCGTTCGGAGAGTCGTTCGGATGGTTGCAGGGCGTCCTCGACGCGATGCGGATCCCGTACGAGCTCGCCCGCCCGCAGAAGTGGAAGAAGGTGTTCAGCTGCACGTCGGACAAGAACACCTCGATCGCCGTCGCCGAGCGGCTGTTCCCGGAGGTCGACCTCCGCCGGACGCCGCTCTGCCGCAAGCCGCACGACGGCAAGGCCGAGGCGCTCTTGATCGCGGAGTACGCACGGAGGATCCGTAATGGATAACCCGAACGAGTCCATCCTCCTCACGGAGCACGGCACCCCGATCGGCGAGGTGGTCGTGGCGGACAACGCGTCGTTGCCGCCCGCCCCGACCGAGGCTTCCGTCTCGGAGAACAGGGAGGCGCTCCTCAAGTCGACGGCGGCGGAGCTCACGGGAGACCCGGACGGCGACAAGGCCGTCGTGGAGCTCTATCCGTCCTATGCCGACGCGGAGAAGCGCAAGGCCGCGATGGTCGCCTATGTCACCAAGGGCCTCGCGATCAGGGACGTGGCCGCCCTGGTCGACGTCCCGGAGCGCACGGTCTCCATGTGGGCGTTCACCTTCGGCTGGGACCGGCTCCTCAAGCAGGAGCTCGCCGCCCGGCAGACGCAGAGCGTCATGGAGCTCGCCAAGGTCCGCGCCGAGAAGCGGACGCAGATCGTGCAGGAGCAGCTCGAGCAGGCGAAGCAGCTGCGCGACAAGGCGATCGAGAAGCTGCACAGCGGCGAGACGAGCGTCAAGCCTGCGGCCGAGGCGTGGGCCGCGGCCGCGAAGGTCGAGCACACGCTCACGGGTCTCTCCGAGGCGGGCACCGTCGCCAACCTCGAAGGCGAGGACCCGGAGAAAAAGAAGGCGGAGGGCAAGCAGCCCCTGGTCGCCGTGATAGTCGGCGGGGGCCTTCCGCCGATAAGGAGGCACGAATGAAGAGACTGATGGCAGCCATGATGCTCGCCCTGTGCGGTTGCGGCACGAGCACGTACGTGATCGACATCTACCACGGCGACCGGTTCAGCTACCGCGCCCCCTTCAACGCCACGCGCATGGAGGAGACGTGCGCGGAGATGGAGGGCCGCGTCCGCCTGTACGGGTGGGACGCGAGGACGCACTACCCGACGAACGTCTGCCACCGCATCGAGATACTCTACTACGAGGCGGGGCGCGAGGAGCAGACGAACGTGAACAAGCGCGTCCGGTACTGGATATGGGGAGAGGGCAGATGAGCAACCGCGACCCCCAGCAGGCCGGGATAACGAAGTACTGGCGCGTCGGCTACGACGACCGGTGCGTCCTCCGGCAGGTCACGAAGCAGTCCAAGGAGCGCGTCGATGTCCTCCTGGACGGGCTGTGGACCGTGATAAGCACGCGCCGCCGCACGAAGCTCGTGGGGTTCGGCGTGTTCGAGTGGAAGCCCTACCGCCGGCGCCTGCCGACGGGGGCGATGATAGAGACTTGGCGGCTCGCGTTCAAGCCGGGCCGCTACCTTGAGAAGTACAACGGAGGTGCGAAATGATGAAGGTGGTGGCGTGGGCCGTCGGGATCGACGTGCTGGCACAGGTCGTGCTCGTCGTGGCGAAGCTCACGGGGCACATAGCGTGGGGATGGGCGCTGACGCTCATCCCGGCCGAGGCGCTCGCGGTAGTGGTCCTCGTGTGCATCGTCCTCGTCCTGTGGGTGGCGGCGAGCTGGGGCAGCCTCGACTTCGAGGACAACGACGGCTGCGGGAGGAGCGAGTGATGCTGGAGGTCCACGATGAGCTGATGACGCCGGGGTGCCCGCAGTGCGCGATCAAGCACCTGTCGGCGGCGATCTACTACCGGGCGCAGCACCACCGCGTCGATGGCGCGCCGCACGTGGCGGTCTACCACCGCACGCGCGCCGCCGTCGCCCTGATCAACCTCGCGGAGGCGCTGACCGGGTACAAGTCGCACCTGTGGTTCGCCGTGGGCGCGCTCGTGGACGGCGAGACGTTCGCGCTCATCGCGTGCGAGAGCCACTACGCCGCGCGCATGAGGGAGGCCCGCATCGAGCTCGAGCAGAAGGGCGAGGCCGCGATCGCGAAAGTCATGGGCCACCTGTTCCAGTTCTGCCAGATCACGAACGCGGACTGGGAGTCGGCGCACTACGGGGAGGCGCAACGCGAGCTCCCGGCGTGGGACGCGTGGTCGAGCGACTACGATCTCGTCATACGCAAGATACGCGAGGAGTATTTCATTACGGATCAAGAGGTCGCCGTCGCCACCTCCACAGAAGGCGCGGGGAAAGGAGGTGAAGAGGCGATGGCGACGAAGAAGGCAGCGAAGGCCAAGGTCGACCCGAAGGCCGCGCAGGCGGCGTGCAAGGGCGGCAAGGCCAAGAAGGCCGCGTGCAAGGGCGGCAAGTGCAAGAAGTAATGCTTCTGCAAACGTGGCGTCCGGGCGGGGTTCCTACTCTGCCCGCCCGGACGTCTTCACCAGAGTAGGAAACCAAGGAGAGTGACAATGAGCAAGAAGAGCTGCAAGTGCAAGCTGATGGTGTTCGGGGAGCCGTGCTACCTCGAGCACAAGTTCGACGACGTGGACAGGGCGACCGTGTCGAGGAAGTCCGCGATGTCGAAGCTGATCGTGTCGACGGTCAAGGGGCTGTCGACGAAGAAGGACAACATGTACGTGTACCGCGTCATGAAGACGACGGGCAAGTTCGACGGGAAACCCCGGACGAGCTATGTCGCCCACGTCGCGATGGGCCTCAACGGCCCCGGGCGGCAGGAGGACTACCTTGCCGCGATGCGGAGGCTCGTCACGTGCAAGACCGTGAAGATGAGGATCTTCGACGCGTGGATCGACGCGGCGGACGACCTCGTGGACATCCTCGTCGACTGCGCCGACGCCGCGGACATGCTGAAGAAGGAGCCCGCGAAATGAAGATGCAGGAGGTGATAGCGAAGCTGCGCGAGGAGGCGCCGCTTCTCGACAAGTGCGCGAAGGACGTCGACGAGACGTTCCAGAAGGCGTGGGGCCTCTTCGACGACTTCCGCAGGGCGGAGTCCGAGGCGGGCCAGCGCATCCTCGCGGACGCCGTGTGCGCCGCGCTCAACGAGTTCGCGGGCAAGTACCGCACGCTCCGGTGCTCAGTCGAGACCGTGTGCATGGTGAACGCGGAGTACAAGGAGAAGCTCGGCCCGAGGAAGGCGAAGCCGAAGGACGACCCGAGGCAGCAGGACCTCCCGGGGTTCGAGCCCTCGCCCGCCTCCGTCGCCGACCACGCCAGCGCCCGGATCGCAGGAGGGAGGCACGGATGACGCACGTACGCACGAAGGAGGGGCTCAAGCAGTCCCCGAGCGAGGACGTCGTGAACCGTCCCAACCACTACGCGCCCAACGGACGCGACTCCTTCATGCACATGAAGGACCAGATGGGGAAGGAGGCGTTCGACGGGTTCCTCCAGGGGAACGTGATCAAGTACGTCCAGCGCTACCAGTTCAAGGGCAAGCCGGTCGAGGACCTGGAGAAGGCGATGTTCTATCTCTTCCACCTGTATCTCGACAACGGCGGCGCGCAGGAGCGGATCGTGAAGACCGCGAACCACGCCTGGGAGCACTTCAAGCCGGAGGAGAAGTGATGGTCGACATCGAGGCTATCAAGGAGCGGCTGCGTGCCCTGTACGGGCTCGCGTGGTTCACCGACGAGCAGTTCGACAAGCTCGCCAAGTACCTCGCGCTTGCCGGCGTGTGCCAGCCGCTCCTTCTGAACTACAGCGGGTACATGATGTGCTACCTGAACGCACCGGCGTCGGTGGGCCACCACCTCGCCGTGAGGGGCGGGCTCGCCATCCACTCGATGAACGTGACCGACCGGCTCCTCCAGCTGACGGGCGACCTCAAGATCGCCTGGTCGGACCCGGGGTCGCCCTACGTCATCGGCATGTGCCACGACCTGTGCAAGATGCAGGCGTACGACTTCAAGGCCGACGGCAGGGAGATCATGAAGCTGCGCCCGATGTTCCCGGGGCACGGCACGCTCTCGGCGATGCTCGCCCCCGACTTCCTCGGGCACCCGGTCTCGTACGTCGAGCGGGTGTGCATCGTGTACCACATGGGCGCGTGGCGCGTCGGCGAGGAGTACGACGTCCGCCACCTCGACGCCGCCGTCTCCGAGTTCCCGCTCGAGGTCATCGCGACGCACACGGCTGACATGCTCGCGTCGCAGTACGACGAGGTGGGGAAGTGAGCCCCGACGAGGTCATGCTCAAGAACGCGCGCAGCGGCAAGGACATCACGCCCGTCTGGGACGCGATGACGAGGCCGCTCACGCCGGAGGAGCAGGCGGCGTTCGGCCGCCGGCCCTCCATGTTCCGCCTGCCCGACCCCTGCCCGTTCGTGAAGCTCGGGCCGGGGCGGCGCGGGCACGGAGTCGAGATAACGATAGGGATAAAGGGCACGTTCTGATGAACACCTACACGATAGAGTACGAAGAGTGCGGACGCGACTGCCTCGTCCCGCGCTTCGGAACGGTTTCATACGCCGCGAAGGACGCGCACGACGCCGTGCGCCAGTTCAGCGAAGAGTTCCCCGGAGCGGACATACGCGAGCTGCGGAGGGACCACGTACATGGAACATGAATCGAGACGGAGGACGATGTACCATGCCATGCAAGGATGGGGAAGAACCGACGCTGCCGGACGAGCTCGTGCCGAAAAGGCCGAGGGGTCGCCCGGTACGCGGGATGGAGCACGGACTCGACCCGGTGCCGGGCGCGAGGAAGGACTCCGCGAAGTGCCGTGAGTGCCCGAAGTGGGACGGACGCAGAGTCTGGTGCCCGCTCCGCGCCGCCCCGTGCAACGGCTCCGCCCCGGCGTGCAGGTATGGCACCGTCCTCATAAGGGCCAAGAGACTGGCGGACAGGAGGAACAATGGCAAGTGAGATATGCCCCGAGGCGAGGGGCTTCATACCGCAGGAGCTGACGTGCCAGGCGCGCGTGTCGTGGGACCGCCGTGCCGGCGTCGGCTTCTGGAAGAGACTCTGGCGTAGCCTCACCGGCTACTACGACTGCCCGAACGAGGGCCTGCTTCCCTGCTCCAGGTTCAGGGACGTCACTAACGAGGTATTATGAACGATACGCATGGAGAGTCGGGTCAGGGCTGGTACGGCTTCGACCTCGACGGAACGCTCGCCGTCTACGACGGATGGCAGGGCATAGACCACATCGGCGCGCCGGTCGTGAAGACCGTGCGGCTCATGAAGCGGATGCACGAGGACGGGCTCAAGGTGAAGATACTCACCGCCCGCGTCTCGCCGAGGTCCGACGTGGAGACGAGGCCGAACCCGTACCTCGAGAGCCACTGGTGCGTCGAGAGCCCGAGCGACATGCCGTGGGCGCTCGCGGACAGGTGGACCGCGAAGGAGTTCATACAGGAGTGGTGCTGGCGCACGCTCGGCTTCGTCCCGGAGATCACGCACGAGAAGGACCACCTCATGCTGAACCTGTTCGACGACCGCGTCGTCCAGGTCGAGCCCAACTCCGGCTGGATCCTCGGGCGTATGCCGCCGGAGCTCGTCAAGTACTGGGAGGACTGATGAAGCCGTTCGTCAAGGTGTGCGAGTCGAAGGTGCTGCGCCGCTCCGTCGTGGTGTGCTGCGGGACGAAGGACGAGCTCAAGAGGCTCTTCTTCGACCCGAAGACGTTCGACGGGCTCGAGCCGTCGCCGAAGGAGCACAGGGAGACCTGGGCGCAGCTGGAGGACGGCTGGCGCAAGACGGTCGACGAGCCGGACGTCGGGGCGCTCGGCTTCACGATGCGCTTCCGGGGCGACGTGTTCGTCGTCCTACCGAAGTGGGACTCGCGCGTGTTCGTCCACGAGGCGTACCACGCCGCGCAGCGCATGTTGCAGGAGATCGGGACGGACGACGAGGAGCTCGGCGCGTACCTGGTCGAGTGGCTGTTCGAGGAGATCTGCTGGGGCGAGGGCCCCGGGGAAAGGAACACGAAGTGGACGACACGAAGAACTACAACCCCTCCGCGTACTTCGCGGAGCGGCTCAAGATCAGGAAGCTGATCGGCTACCTCAAGCGGGACGATCCGCAGTACCGGGAGCAGAACGTCGCGTCGGCGGCGTCCGCGCTCGAGCTGCTCTACGGCAAGACGGAGTACCTGTCCGTCGCGCAGTGGATCGGCGACGGCATGCTCGCGTCGGAACGGGCGAGGCGCAGCAGCCTCTGGCTCGGATGGTGGCGGGCGTGGCGCGTCCGCCGGGACGTCCGGCGGAACCTGCGCCGCATAGATTTCGGAAACCAACGAAAGGAGAACAGACAATGAGCAAGAAAGACATCGGGGTGTTCGGCGATCCGAGCTACCTCGTGAAGAAGTTCGACGACATCGACAGCGCCGTGCGCTCCCGCAAGTCGCGGCTGGCGAAGGACATAAAGGCCCTCGTCAAGTCGAAGTCGACGAAGAAGGACAACATGTACTGCCACGAGGTCCTCGTGACCAAGGGGCGGTTCGACGGCAAGCCGTGCGAGAGCGTGGTCGTGCACGTCGCCCTCGGCCTCAACGGGCCGGGCCGCAACAGCGACTACCTGGCGGCGCTCAAGCGCCTCACGGACACGAAGCGGTTCGTGCTGCTCGACGCGTGGATCGACGCCGTCGACGACCTGTGGGACTTCCTCTTCGTGTGGCAGAAGGAGGCGTGATGGAGTTCCTCAACATCGAAGTCTCGCACATGCAGCACGCCCTCCGGGGCATGCGCAACGCGATGAGCGGCTGGGACAGGTCCGACACGGTGGAGGACTCCGGAGGGTGCATAGTCGGCGAGAGCGACTACGACCTCGCGCGCAGGCTCATAAAGGCCGGCGCGCCGCACCGGAAGTTCCTCCGGCAGATAAGCGTCA